TTGCGTATTACGCAGGAACAATGATTAAGACTGGTACGCCTACTACTTCTAAGAACAACTTTTATAAAGCTATTCAACTTAACAAGCGTCGGGCTACCGGACGAGCAACCCGGCAAAACCACTTCCAGTGGGATTGGAGAGACGTCGCTAAGGTAAACGAAAATTATGCCAAGTTCATTAAAAAAGAGATGCTTCGTATTGGCGAGGACTCCGACGAGTTTCAGATGTCCTACAACTGCAAGTGGTTGCTTGAGCGCGGAATGTTTGTTACTCAAAGCCTTATGGATGAACTTGGAGATGTTTCACAAGAGATTATTCGTTCGTACCACACAACACCTGTAGTGGTTGGAATTGACCCCGCTAGAAAAATGGACTCTACCGTCGTTACTGTTGTATGGGTAGATTGGGACCGACCAGATGAGTTTGGGTATTTTGAGCATCGTGTTTTAAACTGGTTAGAGCTTCAAGGGGACGACTGGGAAGAGCAATACTTTCAGATTGTTAACTTCTTACAAAACTACGATGTGTTAGCTATTGGGGTTGACGCTAACGGTGTCGGTGACGCGGTTGCTCAACGACTCAAGGTCCTGATGCCTAGGGCGGAAGTCATCTCTCTTACGTCAAGTCCCTCAGAACAATCAAAACGATTCAAGCACTTACAAGCCTTGATGCAACGCCGAATGGTGGGGTTTCCGGCGCATGCAAAGACACGTCGACTTCGAATATGGAAACGATTTATGCAACAAATGGTCGATGCTGAGATTCAGTACAAGGGTCCTAATTTTATGGTTGCCGCCCCGGATGAGAGCTACGCCCACGATGACTTTGTTGATTCACTGGCAATCGCATGCTCAATGACGGTTGACTTAGTAATGCCGGAGATTTCAGTTACCTCAAACGTGTTCTTCAATTAATTTGAGTTTGAGGAGTTTTGCGGAAGAAAACTCGTCAAACTTGTAATTGAAACGCGCATTTCACCAATTAAGGAGTTACATCATGGGCATTGGACCCGCCCCCATTTTCCCGGAGCGTTCGCCTCAGAACTACGACATGAAGGGTGCTGGCAACCTTGAGCGCCGCGGTCCCCTTCGTTTTGAAGAGGGGCTTGCCACCGACACGGATGTCCCCACCGATTTCCAGAAGGGCATCATGAGTGGCTTTGCCGCCGCTCCCGGTCGCCCGAACCGCAATGCACCTGTTTGGCAGAAGCCCGCAGCAGAAACGATGTCTGAGCGTGCCCATGTCGGTTCAGCGGCGTGGATTGAGGCACCGACGTTCCTCGGAGAGTTTGCTCACGGTTCCTTCTCGAACTACGCAGAGCAGACCGTTGAGGTTGTTGCTCGCTCGGGCGCTCGCACACTGCGCCTCAACCCGACCGTAGTAAACGACTAGATTCTGACGAGGGGCTCCGCCCACCTTCGGCTGTATCTAAACGGTAGTAGCTGTGGTGGAGCCCCTCTCAGATTGGAGAGCAAATGTATTCCCGCAACGAACGAGGAAGCCTCGTCCACAAGAACGACCACGAAACTGGTCACAAGGTTCCTACCAACCAGCGTCTTTGGAGCATGATTATCATGCAGGCTAAGGCGCGATTTTCTAAGTACCCGTCCCCCGGGGCTAGCCACTGGGTGCACGACCAGTACATCAAGCACGGCGGACAGTTCGCGACGGTATCAGAGGAAACCCGACGACAAAAACTGGCAAAAAAGCATTTTGAGGCAAAAAAGCGCGAAGAGCTTGCTAAAAAGTCTAGTAAGACTGAAACCTCTAGTAAGAACTCCAAAGAAAAAGGTAAGAAGTAGTGTCCTTCGCTGACTTTTCTCCCGCCAGCTATCGCGCAGCGTCCTCTGACCTCACGATTAGCATCTCGCCCCTTGGGCTTGTAGAGCTGGCTGACGAAGAGTTTGAGGTTCACGGTCCTCGCCTAAACCGCTACTCGCTTAACTGGGCTATGTACCTCGGTCACCACTGGGGCTACCGCCGTGAGCAGGGCGAAATGCAAGTGTCGGTAAACTACTACCGCGCTTTTATTGATTACCTCTCTAGGTTTGTTTTTGGTAAGGGCGTACACTTCCGTAGCCCAAAACTGACGGAAGCCATTATCCCCAACCGACTCGAACGGGTTTGGGAAGTCGACAACGACAAGCAACGCGTTCTATTTGAAATGGCTCAGGTTGGCTCTATCACCGGAGATTGCTTTGTCAAAGTTGCTTACGAAGAGGCGTGGGAAGACTCAATTGGTCGGGTACACCCGGGACGCGTTCGCATCCTTCCCCTGAACAGCGCGTTCTGCTTCCCGGAGTTTCACCCGCACGACCGTACCCGCCTCCTGCGTTTCAAGCAGAAGTACCGCTTCTGGGGTACCAGCCTTGAGGGTACTCGTCAGGTCTTTACTTACACGGAAATTATTACCGACGACATTATCGAGGAGTACATCAACGATGAGCTTATTGATTCGCGTCCTAATCCTCTTGGACAAATCCCGGTTGTACATATTCCTAACATCCCTGTTTCTGGCTCCCCTTGGGGTCTGTCTGATGCTCATGACATCATCTCGCTAAACCGCTCGTACAACGAAATCTCCACGGATGTCGCGGACATCATTAACTACCATGCCGCACCGGTTACCGTCATTGTTGGCGCAAAAGCTTCGAACCTTGAAAAGGGTGCAAAGAAGGTCTGGGGTGGGTTGCCTAAAGACTCGCAGGTATTCAACCTCGAGGGTGGCTCGGCTGGTCTTCAGGGTGCTATGGATTACCTAAACATGCTCAAGGTCTCAATGCACGAGATGATGAACATCCCCGAGACCGCGCTTGGTCAAACCCAAGCGGTTTCTAACACCTCGGGCGTAGCCCTTTCGATTCAGTACCAGCCTTTGATGAACCGTTGGTCACAGAAGACTGCTCAATATGGTCTTGGTCTCGAGCGCATTAACGAGCTGGTTATTCTGAGTCTGATGGTTAAAGAACCAAACGTGATGGTTTATGACCCCACCCTCGATGGTCCTATATCGGCAGGGCAGGCGACTCAGATTGACCCTGCTGACCCGCTCAGCTACCAGAGCCACGCCCAGTTCCCCGAGCCACTCCCGCTTGACAAGCTGGTGCTCCTCAACGAGCTTCAGCAGAAGATGGGCATGGGGCTCGAATCCAAGGAAGGTGCACTCCGTGCCCTTGGCGAGGAGTTCCCCGAGGAGAAGCTCGAAGAGATTCGTTCAGAACTCATTGCCGACGCGGAAGCCGACGGTGCTCTCAACCTCGTAAAGATTCAAATCCAAAAGCAGATTATGGACATGACCGGAATGATGTCCGGACCAGAAGGTTCTGCAATTCCAATGGAGCCCACCATGCTTGGCGATGGCGACACCATGGGAGATGGCATTCTTGGTCCCGCGACGCAGGTATCCGCTAAAGACCCAAACCTCAACGCCGGACCCATTGAAGAGCAGGGTGAAGCGGCACTTCGAGAGAAACTTGTTACTGATGCATACGGAACAAAACTTCCGCAACGTAGAACAGTTGACAAGGACAACTAAGTAATTCAATGGAAACATTGTTTATAGAGACAAACTGCATTTTTTCAGTTTGACTTACCGTAACACCCAGCAGGTCATGTGATACGCCCTCGGGCATTTGGAAAACGACCAAGAGAATGAAAAGAGAAATCATGCCGGAAGACGCTATTGAAACAGCCGACGAGGCTGTTGAAGCAACACCAATCCCCGAAGCCGTTGCCGAAGAGATTGCCCAAACTCAGGTGTACACCGCTGAAGATATTGCTAAAGCTCGTGCACAGGAAAAGGACAAGCTTTACGGAACGCTTAACAACCTGAAGGAAGAGCTCTCAGTTCTTCGCAAGGAACGGGATGAGGCAGCCGCAAAGGAAGCCGAACGAAAGGCACAACGTGCCGCTCGTGAAGCAGAGCTGCAGAAAAAGAAGCAGGAAGAAGCCGAGGCTGAACTTGGCTTCAAAGAGCTTCTAAAGAAGAAGGAAGAAGAACTCGAAGCAAAGCTTGCCGCAGAGCGAGCCGAGCGGGAACGTGCTTTTGCACTTCTTGAAAAAGAGCGTGAGTTCACGGAACTGCAAGCTTTCCGCCAGCAGAGACTTGAACAGGAACGTGAGAACATCATTCCAGAGCTGATTGACCCTATTCAGGGAAACACTCGGGATGAAATTGAGCAGAGCATCCTTGCCCTCAAGGAGAAGTCTTCTCGAATTTTTGACTCTGTTGCACAAGCTTCGCAGCAGACTCGTAAAGAAATGGTTGGAGCACGCGTTACCGCTCCTTCCTCTGGACCCCTCGATAACGACCCGGCGCAAATTATGAACTCCCCGGATGACCTCCGGAACATGTCTATGGCAGATTACGCGAAAAACCGAGCCAAGCTTCTTGGTTCGACTAACAACAACCGTGGTCAGGGATTGTTCGGGTAACCCCACAACCTCTACCCCCTAAGGAGAAATCATGGCAGCATCTGCCATCACCGGTTCCGGGCAGCTTGCCTCGGCACCTACCGCTTACTCTGGCTCCAACAGCCAGCTCTCGCAGGCAATCCAGACCATCTGGTCGAAGGAAATCCTGTTGCAAGCAATGCCCATCCTCCGCTTCGAACAGTTCGCTGTTAAGAAGACGGAACTCGGCGTTGCCCCCGGTCTCCGCGTGAACTTCCTGCGTTACAAGAACTTTGCTGTTGACCCGACACCCCTCACCGAAGGTGTTCGTATGACCACGAACGCTCTGACGGCTGAGCAGATTGCCATCACCGTTGCTGAGCACGGCTACGCAGTTGCAGTTTCCGAACTGCTCCTGAACGCTTCGTTCGACGACATCATGGCTTCGGCTTCGCGTCTCCTCGGTCGCCACAT